GAAATCAAAGAAGAAGAAAACAAAGAAGAAGAAAACAAAGAAGAAGAAATCAAAGAAGAAGAAATCAAAGAAGAAGAAATCAAAGAAGAAGAAATCAAAGAAGAAGAAAACAAAGAAAAAGAATAACAGAATAAATATAAAGATTATTGTTGATATTATTCTAAGGGTACATATATAATATATGGATACTGTGCGTCATCCTACCCACCATAACCTGAATGGTAAATGGAATTTATATTATCATTTACCAAACAATACAGAATGGGATTTATCAAGCTACTCTACAGTAGCGAGTTCCATCGATACACTTGAAAATGTAGTACGCGTTAATGAAAAACTCACAGAAAACGTTGTAAAAAACTGCATGTTGTTTGTAATGCGAGATGGAATTTCTCCAATGTGGGAAGACCCAAAAAACAGGGAAGGTGGTAGTTTTTCATACAAAATATCGAATAAACTTGTACCCGATATTTGGAAACATTTATTTTATTTGCTTTGTGGAGAATCGTTATGTACAAATAAAGATTATAATCAATATGTCAACGGTATTACTATATCTCCTAAGAAAAACTTCTGTATTATTAAAATATGGCTTTCCGTGTGTGAATATCAAGACCCGGATATGATTGTGGACATTCCAAATTTACCAAAACACGGATGTCTATTCAAAGCTCATCAACCGGAGTTTTGATACAAAATTGAATGAGTAGATGATATTGTAATTATACATATACAATATCATTATGATTACAAAGACTCTCTTTATTCCAGCCATCAACAGTGAACTCGAATTTTATATTGGTGAAAACGCACAAGATAATTTCGACATGATCGATATGTGCAGACCATTCGATTTATGGTTTCATGTTCATAAAGAATCTTCTTGTCATGTAGTCGCGAGAATGTCCGTTGATAAAAAATATAATCGCAATCAGATATCAAAAATAGTTACACAAGGTGCCTTATGCTGCAAAGAGCATTCAAAATTTAAATCAAGTAAGAATGTGGAAATATGTTATACTCGACTCACGAATGTTGTAAAAACTCACGTAATCGGACAAGTCGTCACAAATGAACATAAACTAATTGTTATTTAACATATTTACGCAGGAGGCAATGGGACCAAGCATAATTTGATTTCTCCTAGAGAAGCTACGTCATACTTAACAATCAGAGGCAAATCGTTTCCAAGATAAATTTCCAAATGACTACATAATGGTGTACATTTAATAAAATGACTTAGACTTTTTAATGAAAACTCACCTTGGAACACAACCGACGCATCATTTTTCTGAATAAAGTTCATATTTCCATCTGATTCCGACCGGAAAATACGAGAACTAGCAAAACCACCTTCGCATGAAAAAATAAGGTCGTTACCAACCGATTTAATTTCAATACGGTCCGAAATACCATTGAGATCTCGAATAATCTTTTGGAAATCAGAAGAAGGCATATTAATCGCTGTCGAATATTCTACATCAGGAACTTGCATTTCCTCTGTATCTGGTTCAATCAACCGCAACTTCTGACTATAACATTGTTTGATGTCTCCATTGTCATATTGAAGTCCCAGATGAGAAACGATTCCATCATGATAATCAGCTTTGTCAATATAAATAGATAGGGTATCGTCGTTCGACATAGTAGAAATCACTTTGAATAAGTGAAGCGTATTCGCACATACAATAATTTTATCGGGTATACAGTTGTATCTTTCAAACCGATTTGCATGTAAAGACACATTCACCAAAATAGTATGAGTTTTATCGAAATTAATAATTTTCATACCTTCCTTTGTAAATGTAATTGTCGCATCCGTCAATATGTCTTTAATCGCAGTAATCATATTACGTATTGGCTGAATTTGAACAGTTTTTATAGTCAATACATTATTTTCCTCGTTCATTTGTAAAGATATATATGTAATTCACTGCGTTTGTTTTTATATTTTCTTTTGGAAAGTTATATTTTTCGCGTTTTGTTTTTGCATTTGTTTTGTTTTTTACATGTTTTTTTCGCCATTTTCAATGCTTTACTGTTATTTTTACATCCATCTTGGAGAAGATGATAATCCACAATACTCGAATTTCCACCAGTAATCGCACTTGCTAAACGGGCAATTGCCCAAGATTCCGCGGTCTGATTTGGTCTAGACCCACTTGAATAGTACGCGCCACGTCCTTTGTTTGCGATTTTTTCCAGAGTCTCCATAGAGCATTTAGTAGCGTTTGCCAAGTTTTTTGAAGGAACTACAGAATCTATCTTATACAACTCTTTAGCATTTTCAACATGTCTAGATGGTTTTGACCGAAACGATTTTACTTTCGGTCTTTGAAAATATCTACCTTTTTTATACATTTTTTTTGATTTATTCAACTGTCTTAATTGATAACTTTTATCTTTTGCAGATAAATGTTTAGGAATATAACGCTTGGGATATTTATTCATACGTATTAATTGCTGTACAATTATATAATAACAATATATAATTATGTCTACACCTATCGCTTTAAATAGTGAAAATTATTCTGCTCTAGATACATCAATTCAGGATATTCTTAAACAAGGAAAGCGTGCGCTAATCACTATTTATACCGCGGCAGACGGTTCCACTCTGGCGTCTGATGAACACGGTACAATCGATAAGCGTGAGATTCTCAGTATTAGTTTTACCGCTTCTTACAAGGATGCTGATGGTAACGATACCAAACCTTTTGTAGTGGTGAAATTCAAGTACAATGGAGATCAGTTTATTGATTACTTTACTTCAATTGATTACGTTGAGGACCACTGGTATAAGTTGGATAGTGTCGCCATTCCCAGTAAGACATTCTAAATCTGATTTAGCAGTTTAGTAATAATGATAACGGTGTATTGACCGTCCAAAAAAAATAATATTGCACGTTATGTGTAATATTATTTTTTGTTTATTTTAATCGTGAATTTCCTTATAATCATGCAGTTTTTTAACTAAGTATTTTGTTGCCAATCTATCAAGATATTCATTACGACTATATGCGTCATCGAATTCTTCCATTTGTGTAACTAACCAATCGAGTAAATTATCTTTTTCTTTTTCTGTGTAATTTTCAAGATTGTCGTTTATACTATTATGACGTGTATTCGTGTTATCTGTGAGTATGATACCAGCTAGCTTACGTAATTGAAAACATTCTGTAATAGTCATATGTTTCACATGTATATTACTCATAGCATCTGATAATACGGCTATGTGCTTTAATTGCGTCTTTGCATCCATTCTTGTTTTTTGTTTGTTTTTTGTTTGTTTTTTGTTTGTTTTTTGTTTTCACTGCTATTCAAAGTTTATCTGAATTTTTTTCAATTTTTTACGCAACTATCGGATAACTTCCTTGCATAAGCATACCGCACTGTCCCGCTCCATTATTGTAGTCAGAACCCCGTCCAAGGTAGATGTATCCATCTTTTCCCCAGGTAGTTCCCCAAGAATTCTTGACTCTGTAGTAATCAGTCCCATCCATGGAACCATATCCAACCACTAGAACGCCGTGGTCAAGTTGAGTTCCACAATCACCAGTAAACACGCCAGAACTGTAAAGTTGAAAGTCTTTCTGGTCTGCTTGGATGGCAATGGCGACGGGCTGCTGATTTAGAGCATCCATCATATCATCATCGGAGTTTGCAGGCACATCATAATAACTGGTAATAATGGTTCCTGGAACTGCATCACAATCTGACATACAATTTCCAGGCGTCTTCGTCGTTCCGGAGATATAAGGGTAAGATGCTTCCTGACACAAACCACCATTCTTCTCGATCCAAGAAAACGCATTATCCATAAGACCGCCGTTGCATCCGTGGTCCTTTCCACCGTTATGGAAATTATCACAATCTACCAGCTGCTGCTCGGAAAGTGAAATCAACTCACCATGCTCTACAAAGTTCGCTCCCTCTAGCGCACCCGTAGTAGAAAAACTCCAACAAGAACCACACTGACCCTGGTTCTTCACATCGGTCACCGCTCCTTTGGTTACCCAATCAATCGAATCAGCAAGCATAACTGTATCGGTGTCCTTGCACCCATGGATGCAGCTGAGAGTATCCTTGGTGCATTCATTATCGAGGTTTTTTGTACAATCAATCAAACACTTCGCACGTTCCACTTTGTTCTGAAAAGCATCTGGACGAAATCTCAAAGAACGCGAAGAACTTACGACCTCTCCAGAATAACCCAGATACTCACGAAACTCGTCACTGTTCATACCTGAAAACTGGTTATGAGCCAACACATAAGACAAATTACGGTCGTTCACATTCGTAATATGGTCGTCATTCGACAACCAGTTCGTAAACGCATTATTCATATGGTCATTGTTGGTAAAAATCATTTCAAAACGCTTCACCCAATCTTGAAATCTATCTCTTCTATCTTCAGCGGAAGCACTTGCCATCACAGCAAACAACGCAGCGTACATAATTCTCATAATCATCACTTGTGGTAATATGTTATATTGAAGATAATTGTTTAAATACTTTCAATAATGTTATTTGGACTCACCTAGATTTTGTTTACTAATACCTCTTTTATCACACTACGCACGATTTTATCTCGAAATTGTTTGTTCTCTTGTTCGCCCAGTCCTCCCAAAATAATATTGCATAGTTTCATATATTCGACATTATGAGGAGAATCAACTATTTGGTATTCTGGATGTTCATCTCGCCATTGTTCAATATTTTTACAATTTTTATTCGCTACTTTATTTACCAACCCCTTTAATGCTTCCTTGGAATCATTTTCTCGTGACCATTCGTCGTTTTCTTTGATATATAATGTTTCGCGTTTCAAATCTGTACAATGAAGAGGGCGCTTATAGGTATCTAATTCTCTAAGTTTGTTCACTAAAATACGAGAAATTCCATTTACATAACCCAAACGACCGGTTTCAGTCAAATCTTCCATATTTAATTCCATATTTTCTAAAAAATCCGACATATTAATCGCATCCTTACATTGCTCGTTCAAAAATACGTTCAAATTGAATTTTTGGTTATGATTTATCGTGTGATTATTCGTGGTGGTTGGTTTTTGTGCTAATTCCACGATTTGTTTGTTTTGCTCGAGAATGAGTTCTTTGAATTCTTGGTTTTGTTTTATCAACTCTATTATCGGGTTAGATGCGAGATTCGGTTGTTTTAATGGAGTGTTTGTTATGGTTGGTTG